TTCCTCCCATATCATGTATATATGGGTTTTGCATATTCAATTTAAACTGACCAACATTTGCTGCTAACTCTGCATTGTCAAATATTGAATCTGGTGCGCCTTCACCTTTCATCCATTTAGGATCAAATCTTGACGATGCTTTTAATGCGTCATAAATATTATCTCTCTCACTTATCGCAGCTGTGACTCTTTCTATTTCTGGGATGTTTTCAAACACCATCCTTTTGAGCTCGTCTGATACTTGACCCATGCCATCGTCCCTGTGGCGCATAACTTGATTGATGTAATTTGAATATTGGTTTAGATAGTATTCGTCATCACTTTCTGCCAATTTCTTAATATATCCAATTAGAATTTCTTCCGATTCGTTTTTTAGTTGATAGTCAGTGTTATATAGCGCATCAAAGCCTTTTTTAAATTTTTGATCGACAATCGGCTTGGTCGCTTCTTCCGCTAAATATCTCAATGCCTGCATTCCATCTTCTGGGGTATTATTTCTTCCAGTCAACTGCTTAAATCTTGACTGTACATAATCGTTTATTACATCACCCGACATCGTTGCATAACTTGGTGATGATGCGGTTTCTGGGTTACTGGCAAAAAAGAACCCACGCCTAGCACTTGGCGCATTAGTGTTTTCTCCAAGGAATTTCTTGGACAACTCATCTCCTTCATCTATTGCGCTCCCTCTGTACCAGTTGGCTTCCCCTCCAAATTCATTTGCCCTCTGCATCCTTGCAGCCTGAGACATATCCAAGGCATCTTCAGCAGCCTTCGACGCCTTACCCACAGTCCTTGCGGCCTTTACAACACCACCAGCAAACGGGATTGCACCAACTCCACCCAGCACCATACCTAGAGTATCGTCGTCACGCCTTGCACGTTCAAAGTCTCTTATTCCTTGCGCAGTTCCGATCCCAGGCGCAAACCCCATGAGCATGTCGGCAACTGTTGCCCCAAGGCTCATGTCTTGCGGGGTATCAAGGGAGACGAACTGTCGCAGCGCGCTGCCAATCGACTGTGTTGGGGCTTGCCTGTCATAAGGCTCCATGCCGATCCTCGCCCTGCGCGCATCCATGCGTTCCTGCTGCATGTTGCGTGGGGGGTTCATGCCGTTTGATTTATAGCCGCCTTCCGCAAGTGCTGACTGTGCCATTAGTCCTCCTCAAACTTTTTTTCTTCCCACGCCTGACATACTCTCAAGTTGTGGCAAATGAACTCAAACTTCGTACAGTAACCACGGCCACCACCGTCAGCGTCATACTCATCCTCTGGGACGGCCTCCATCATCTCCATTGATTCAGGAGTGTTGTTGAAATACTCACAGTTTGCGCACAGTTGACGGCGAGCCTCTGCTGGACTAACGCTCCAAATCTTAGCCATCTGGCGCCAGTAGTCTTTGTTATCACTGGTCGTTTCTTCCGGCCCAAAGCTCCAATTGGCAATGACGTTATCCCTGTTTGCCTTGTTAGTTTTTTCAGTCAGCGGTTCTTCTGACTCAATGACGATAGTAATCCCTGCTAGTGGATTCATTGTTGACCCCTGAATGGATTGAGTGCGCTGACCACCTTCAACTGGTTGTCAATCTGCATCCCTTGCGCTTGGATGGAATCCTTCTGAATTTTCACGCCAGCTTCTTGTGCTTTGATCTGTGTGTTCATCCTCTGAGTCTCAGCATTGAACCCATCCAACTGTACGTTGGCCTGATCCATCTGCATTGACGCCTGGAACTTCTGCGTCTCAAGCTGAATCCTGGCAGTCTCAAGTTGCAACTTCTGCACCTCTACCTGCGCCCTCATCTGCTCTGCTTGCGCCTTTGCCATCTCGGCCTGTGCCAGAACCATGTTAGGGTCTTGCTGCTGACCCTGATTCTGCTGCTGCTGCTGCATCTGCTGAGTTTCTTCCTCAGTCATTTGACTGGCAGGGATAAGACCCTGTGACAGCATCTGCATACGTTTTCTTTCACCGATCTGCATCGCAGCTGATGTCGGGATTGCATTCAACAGGATGTCACCAGACATGCCTATGATCGAAGGATCAACCTTGGCGATCTCAATAATCGTCTCAATGGTCTCCTGTTGTTTGTTCCTGAAACTTGGGCCGGCGCGACAGGTAATACTGTATTGACCCTTTGTGAGATCGTTCAGCGTGACAGGTTCGCCGGTTTGATTATCAATCACAGTGTCATTCAGCGTGATCATCTCTGCCGTGCTGTCTTCGTAGAGAAGCCGCACAGTCCTGCGAGTGTCATAGACTTTCGGGATTGTTTTAACCAGTAGATCACCAGTGGCAGCGATAGCTGTTTCCAATGCCCTAAAGTATTTCACCGTGCCGTTGTCGCCCTTACTCTGTAGCCTCTCAATAGCCACACCAGACTGAAGACCGGGATTGTCCCCCATGTTTGCAGCGAACATGCCAGCGGTCTGACCGATCAACTGTCTCATTGATTCGGAGATCGTCCTGAGACCTGGGTTTACCATTGCACCACCGTTCTGCTGTGGTGGGCCGGGATTCTCTGGGTCAACATTAAAGAACTGTACCGGGTCGCTGTTGGTGTTCAGTGTAGACAGCGTGTCCTCATGCCCAGCGCCCTGAGTTAGGGTCATCCAATACTTGGCCCTTGGTGCTAGTGCGCCTTCCTCAATCTCACGCGACATCGAATAGTTCAGAACCCTTTGAGGATCCAGTAGCTTCTCGACCACACCCCAGTAGATTGTCTTGTTCTCGGTTATCTTAAAATTACCGTAAACAGGGATAACAGGAACACGGTCAAAGATGGTTTCTTCCTCATCCTCTAGCCAGTCCGTTGCATCGTAGAAGTGAGAACAGACTACATTCTTGTATGCCGTCCTGCGTCTAACCTCAGTAAGACCAACAGCAGCGAGTTCGTCTACCACCTTCTCAAAATCGTCGGTGGCTTCATACACAGCACCGTTGGACATCAGCACCAGTTCCATCGGCTTGCGCTTCACATAGAACAACTGACCGACAACAATGACCTCGGCCTTGTCGTAATAAGCATCGCCCTCGCGGTCATCAGATACTGACGCTTCCGAGCCTTCAGGCCAGCGTGAAGCGTACTCAGCTTTGCTCACCGGATGCAGCAGAAAGGCATACTGTGCGTCTGACTTGTCTTGACGATACGATGCAGGATCAAACCACACACGATCTATGAAGTTGGGAACCGGCTCAATCACCAAATCTTGATCGAATGATTCCTCATCGGCGTATTTATGCGAGACCATCCAACCATCATACCCAGCAGTTGCCATTCCCCTGCCAGCGTTGATGTAAATCTCTTTCGCTCGGCTCATCGACTCAATGTTGCGAATCAGACCATCCATCACCATTGCTGTCTCTTTGGATGCAGGCCCAGACTGTGGTGATACCTTGATGTCAAAGTCGCTCTGTTCAATCTCAGCAGTCACCTGATCAACAATCGGGTTCACCATGTCAAACGTATACCTGGGCTTACCGGCGTTGTTGTTCCACCAGTACGGCTCCCACTGACCGTCGCGCTTATCAACGAAAAGATGAGCCTCACGGGCCTTCTCGCGGTTGTCGTGGTCTGCCTGTTGCGCAGCGGTCATCAGATTGATGACGGTCTGGTGACTGTCGTAGTCAGTGTAGTATTCCTCTGACTCAGCCTTGTCCTGCTTGGTTTCGTTGCCAGGTTCTTCTGTCAAATACTCAGCCATTAGGCCCACCCTTTGAATTTTATCTGCTTGACCTGCACTTTCTCGCCCTTCTTGCTTTGAGCAAACTGCCTGAAAGCGTCAGCGCCCTCTGAATGCTCGTCGTGCAATGGCATATCCATGAACCTGCCGTTCGTTGCGCTCCACCGCTTGCGGTATCTATCGAGGTGAATGATACCGGCCTTGCAGGCTGTCTCGTCGAACCAGACCGTAGCGAACGAATCGCGGGTCACTTGTATTCCGTGATTGATCTCATCGACCCTCGGCACCAGCTCGATGTTCTTCAGCCCCAGCCTGTCCAGCATCTGCTGCGGAGACACGTTGGCAAGCTGCCCTTGTCGCACATGACCGGCATCGTGCGGGAGATAGTGTACACCCCAGACGTAGCCCAGCTTCTGCATCTCGCTAACATAGTGCGCGTAAGGCTCGCCCCAGCCTTCGATGAATCCAATGAAGTTATCGTTCTGCCCTACCCTCTGATGCAGCCAGATAGCGGTGCCATCAGAGGAGCCAATGTCCCAATAGGTATTCACCGGATAGCCTGGCCGGTGCGGTAGTGTGGTTATTCTGCCTTGCTTTCGAACGGCTGTCATCTGCGCTGAGTAGTAGCAGCCCTCGGTTGACTGCTGGAACGCCTCATCTGGAGTGCTCGGATACTCCTGCCACATCCTTTCCTCTTGTCCGCTGAAGTCTGAATCGCGGGTTGAGCACCACCAGGCGCGTTGCTCCTGGCTGAGTGTACAGCCCTGATCCTGCTCAATCTTGTCAAAGTATTCGTTATCAGTTGCGGTAATCACCACGCCAGCGCAGGGCATCTTGTATCGAGGCTCGACCCACCACGGGAAGAAGTTAAATTTAAACTCCTTGT